GGTCCCCTGAAAGAACCAAAGATGTACCAGTTGCAGCACCAATGTTTGGTGTTATAAGTGTTGGGGTATCAGCAAAAACAAGTCCGCCAGTACCAGTCTCATCAGAGATTACTGTACGAAGTTCTGCTGAAGTAGTTGCTGCAAAAACATCTAACTTATTATTTGTAAGAGCAACAGTACCTGTAGCATCTGGCAAAGTAATAGTGCGATCTGCTGTAGGGTTTGTTACTGTAAGAGTTGTCTCATTATCATCTGCAGATGAACCTTCAAATACTACGCTTGAATCTGAAAGTGCAAGTCCTGAAACTACTGGGCTTGTAAGTGTCTTATTTGTAAGTGTTTGTGTGTTAGTCGTTCCAACTACCGCACCTGTTGCACCGTGTGCTTCTGTTGCACCTGTGTGAGTTGTAAGATCTGATGATGAAGCCTTGCCTGCAAGATCCGTAGTAAGGCCTTGAATCTTAGACTGTGCAATTGCTGCTGATGCATTAATGTCGCCGTCAACAATAGTTCCGTCTGTGATCATTGTGCTAGTTACTGTGCCAGTATCTCCAGTAGTTACAAAGTTAGAATCTGAAAGAGCAGTATTAAATTCTGCAGTAGTTCCAGTTATTGTGTTTGTTGCTAGTGATATTGACTTATTTGAAAATGTATTTGTTGATGATGCTGTTACTGTGATATCTGAAGTAAGTGCTACTGTACCAGTTGCGTCTGGAAGTGTAATTGTGCGGTCTGCTGTTGGGTCTGTTACTGCAAGAGTTGTTTCAAAATCATTTGCTGTTGAACCTTCAAACTCAATGCTTGAACCAAATACGCCAACTGCTGCTGGTGCTTGCCACTCAACGCCATATGTGGCACCTGAGTTTGCTGTAAGTACTTGACCATTTGTACCAATGCCAAGACGTGCTACTGCATCGTCTGCACTACCTACAATTAAATCACCCTTAGCGTCAACGACACCTGCTGTGATAATGTTTTTTCCATTAACGGTTGCTGTTGATCCTTCAACAACTAATCCCGCTTTTACTCTAAAATCTTTAGTTACTGTTGCCATCTTTTATCTCCTTGGTTAAGCCTTTAATCCTATACGCAAATAGCGTAAGGTTATAGGGGTTTGCCCTCCCACTGGAATTACAGTTAATGAAACTGTGTTTCCCGCTCTAGACACGGAGATGGTGCCAATATTCCCATCATTGTCTACTGTTCCATATTCGCTAACATTTACATCTGTATTGTCAGGAACAATTGTTAATTCTGTGGCCCAATATTTATTTGCACCGCCAGAAGTCTTTTTAATTGAGATCAAGTATTTTACTGATCTCCATTCAGTTGTCAAAAAATTGTCAAAAATTGTTGAGTTTTCAATACCGTTGATTGTGACTTCGTTATTACCATCTGAACCAAGATCTGTTGATCTTGCAGATGTACTGTCAATCAAGTCTTCGTAATTTTCTTGAGTTGGACGATCTCCTGTTTGAAACAAAGACTTTATGCTTGAGATTGATAATTTAGCCATGCTTGAATTATATCATATATTTTAAATAATCCAATTAGAGAAACCAATAACTTGCAAGCCAATTCCTGGTGGATTTGAAGAAGCATACCCTTCAATTACAATAGAAGTAAACCTAACTCTAAATGGAAGTATTGACTGCGCTATTGTTTCTGTATTAGAATAACTTATTTTTGTTATTGGATAATTAACTACTCTTGGAACTGTAGACCTATTTCTGTAATCATCAATAATTACAGCTGTTGCCATTAGTCAGTTACATCCTCAATAATTATCATTTTGCCTTGGCAAACTGTCCAAACTCTATCCACATCTCTTAACTCAACATCAAAAACATCACCAGTCTTTAACTGTATTGTTTGTGCTGCTGTTAAGGAAACTGTAAATTCTCCTTCTTCATCATTTACTGTTGCTACAGGAGTAATTGTAAAAATAGTACCAGCGGAATCCTGATCAATATTGTTTGCAACATCTGGACGACGAAACTGACAAAGAATATCCCAATCATCAATTACTAGTGGTTCCCTGTTATCATCTGTTGTGTATACCCTAAATGCTGCTGTGTCTCCTTTAACAACCGTCCAAGAAACAATTGGTGGTCTCAAACCAACATCGTAGGTTCCTGATTCTTGTCCTCTGTATGTAGCCATTATGCTAATCCTTCTTTTAGTGATCCCCAAGTACCGTTGCCTTTTGGCTGACCAACAATAATTATACCTGAACTATTTGATTTAGCAACAATAGCAACTACTGAAGCATTAGCTGGTTTTGTTTTTGTAAGTCCTCCAGTTGCACCAACATAAAGTTTATCTCCAGCAAGATATGAACTTGTATTTATACCATCAAAAACACCAGAAATAATTACAGTACTTGTTGCATTATTTCCAATTGCTTCTTGAGCTAAACCTAAAATTGGAAATGTATCAATATCTGAAGATTCGCACTTTGCAACGGTAGCAAAGCCAGCAACTGAAGAATATCCAGTTATGTATACTGGATCACCCTTAGCAATATTTACACCACTGTCATTGTGAACGCCAAGAGCAAGATATGTCTTTAAGATGTCTCTAAGAGCTGCATCCACTGCTTCTGCAAGAGATTGCATATCTCCATGAACATTTACTGGATCACTAGATAATGGAAATGGTATGTCGTAGTTAGTTGTTATTCCTGTAGCCATAGTCATTCTATTATACCACTTCAAAAAAATAATATATTTTATTATAAAATTATTATTAAAATAACGTACAAATCGGACATTGACTTGTACTTGTCAGTAGAAACATGATATACTTAATTATGAGACCAACGTGGGTCTCATTCGTTTCTTAGGAGGTAAAAACTATGAGAGAAACTAAGGTGTGGTTTGGGGTACTATTGATGGTGGCTTCTTCAGCGGTATTTGCTAATAACGCTAATGCTACCCCCAAGAATAATTTACTAAAACAATCTATATCAAAAGAAGCCCCTGCCGCCCACAAAGCGGCATTTGTTGTTTCTAAACGATCAATTCTTAAAAAATATGAAAATGCATCAAAACTGTCAGATAAAGATTTATACTTGCTTTTGGGTGCAGTTGGCTTTGAGGGTAAAAAACTAAAAGAAGCCTGGGCTATAGCAAAAAAAGAATCTAACGGAAGACCAATAGCTTTTAATGGAAACTCAAAAACTGGAGACAGTTCATACGGTATTTTCCAAATTAATATGATTGGAAATCTAGGTCCCGAAAGACGGGAAAAATTTAATTTAAGGTCAAACTCTGATTTATTTAATCCAGTAATAAATTCACAAATTGCATATCATATGAGTGCTGGCGGAAAGAACTGGGATGCTTGGAAGGGTATAACCAAAAGAACTAAGGAATGGCTTAGTCTGTTTCCATTTTAACCATTGGTTAGACTATCTATACCTATTTCCATTAATGTGACATATTTCTATCTCATTAATGTTTACGTGGCTAGGCATTGATGCTACCCAGCTTATAGCCTCTGCCATATCTTCTGCAGTTAAAGCATTATCTTTTTTTTGCTCCTGTGTGTCAATTGTGCTTGGGCAAATCTCAGTAATTTTAATTTTATACTGCGGAAATTCTATTCGCATTGTGTCAATTAGTCCTCTTTGTCCTCTTTTAGCATTTGTATAGTTTCCGCCTCCAGGATATGGAACCTTTCCACCAAAAGAATTAATAAAAATAATAGTGGGAGAAGATGATTTTTGCATGCACGGAACAAACAACTGAGACATATACATTGGTCCAGTTACATTTATGTCATATGCTTTTCTAAAATTTTCTGGTGTTTCGTTTACAATAGTGGTTGGACTTGCTCCACCACCAGCATTGTGCACTAAAAGATCTAAAGATATTTCTTTATATTTTTCAAAAAATGTTTTAACTCCAACAGAGTCTGTAATGTCTAATTGATACACCTCAACATTGTCACAAATAAGATTAGAGACTTTTGACAAGTTTCTTGAAACAGCAATAACTTTGTATCCACTTTCAGATAAAAGTTTTACAGTGGCATACCCAACACCCTTACTTGCCCCTGTAACTATTGCTGTTTTCATTCTTATTGCCTTTAGCGATTACGCATTGGCATATCGTTGTGTATCCAGTGTCCTGGTATCATATACTTAAATTTATTTTTTACTAAGTGAGCAGTATGATAATATGGTGCTGATGATGGAAAAATAACAATACTTCCTGCTTTAGGTTTTACTGCAAAATCAACTGAATTATTTTTTACTGCAATGTCATAATCTAGTTCAGGAGAAGGTCTTTCATTTCTTTTATCATAATCGGAAAGAGTAAACGATACTTCTCCACCATCAAAATCATCATTTAAGTATATGTTAAAGGAATACCTTAGTGTTGTGTCTCCGTCATTTTGATCAAAGTGAGATCCCATTCCTACTCCAGCATTATATTTTTTTATGTTAAAAACAGGAAATAAATTTGGCTCATCTGTGTCTCCCATAGCCAAGGCATAATCTTTACAAACTTCATAAAAAGACTCAGAAATTGTGTTATAAACATAAAGCATTTTAGATTTGTATGGTTCTTGCATATTATTAATTTCAGACAAGTCATAGGTTTTTGTTAATCCGTAGATAAAGGTTTTATCATTAGATGCTGTCCAGTCTAACCAAGAAGATATACCTTCAGATTTTTCCATTTCATCTAGTTTGTCAATCGTTTTCATTAGCTCTTCAAAATTTTTAATACAGTCCTCATAGTAATAAACTTTTTCTTCTAGTATAGTTTTTTTCATCATTTTTTCTTTTCTCTAGTATTTATTATTCTTATAAAAATTTTTTATTTTTACAAAACCAACAAGAACATACCTAATTGGTCCCTTTCCAACGTGTTTTACTCCGTGTTCAAATTCATCATTTCCAGGAAATATAAGCAAAGATCTTTTTTTAGGCTTTATTAGTTGTTCATTTTTTTTAAAAAAAAGTTCTCCGTCAAGATAGTCATCGTTTAAATATATTATTGCAGCATACTTAATTGAAGGGTCAGTATGTTGATCTGTATGAGGTTTTAGTTCAATACCCTCCTGCATTCTTTGTATAGTTCCAAAACCAGAAAGCCCTAAAGAATCATCTGCCTCTTGAACAAAAACGTTTAATTTTTTATGAATTATTTTATATATTGGGTTATCAACTATGTTTAAATTTTTGTCTTGCCAACCTTTAGTAACTTCAAACTTTCCTTCAGCAACAAGGCTATCTACGTCATCTCTTCCAAATTTTTCTAGACAAAAACGTTTTAAATTTTGAGTATATTCTATAAACCATGTTTCTTCTTTTGTGTCATTTATAATATTAAGAATTATTTCTAATTCTTCTTCTGAAATAAAATTTTCTACTACTAAAACATTCTCCATAATTTCATCTACAACAAAGCCAGCTTCTTCAAGTTCTTTTTTTAAAAATGTTTCCATGTTAATCAAGTCCTTTTATCTTGTATTTATTTCCTTTATCATCAATCTTGTATCCTTCTTTAAGAATTTCTTGCCATTTTGCTCTTTCAACTTCTTGCTTTGCTCTTGTTTCTTTCATTTCTGCTGCCCATGAATCTCTTAGTTCTTGTGGATAAGCATCTTCTTCTCTATCGTCCCAAAAAGATCCTATTGTGTATCTTACTCCACTTTCTATTAAGGATACTTCGTGCATGTTATTAAATCCACCGTCAAAAACAGCAAGCATTCCAACCTGTGGCTTAATTTCTATATTTTGATCTGGAAATTTAAGTATTCCACCTTCAAAATTATCATTAAGGTACAAGAATCCAGCATAACGACTTCTTGTAAATGCTCCAGAGTTTCCATGTTCATCAGTATTGTCTGAGTGCATTCTTGCATATGCCCCTGGCTCCCATTTTTGTGTATGGTATCCAATCTTAGAAATTGTTTTTGGATCTAAATTATGAATAGATGCTATTGCCTGTGGCATTATATTTTCAATGTCTGAAAAAATTGTTGGAACTAATCCAGTATCAAGAACTTCTTGATCTCCATCTTTTGGAAGAATAGATGAGTATGACTCATAAAAAGAAATTGGCATCCATGATATTTTATTGTTATTTGCTTGTGCATCTAAAACATTAATCATTTTTTGACAAGTTTCTTCATCAATAAAGTTTTCGTATACTACTATATCCTTTGTTATTCTTTTTTTGTTATTTAAGTTCATGGCTTTCTATCTCCTGTATGCTCTGTTATTTCCCAGAAAAATGGACAGGTATATCTTATACCACTTTTAATTTCTGTTACTCCGTGAACGTAATTCATATCACCTGGAAAAAAATACGCTGCACCTTTTTTAGGTTTAAACTGTACACCTTGTAGTGGAAAATATAATTCTCCACCTTCATAGTCCTCGTTTAAATAAAATAGACTTGAAAGGTCATAGTTTGGAAAATCATTAGGAAGTCCTGCATCTGGGCCTTCGTGTAGTTCTTTATCTGCATGAGGGTTCTGAAACTGGCCTGGAAGCCATCTAACAATAGTTGTACCAGTTGGAATAACCTTTACCTTGTAGAACTCTTCAACTATTGGCTTAAGCCTTTTAAATAATCCTGCAATTACTGGAGCAATTGTTGGATCATTTTTATCTAAAGTTGGACTAGTTGCCACTCTATCTTTCCAATATTCAGAGTCATAGACAACTGTTCCATTTTCATTTATATGGCTTTGAGTTATATCCCATATAGTTAAAGACTTTGCAGCTTTTTCTAAAAACTCTATTTCTTCTTGAGTCATAAAGTTTTCTAGCTCAACAATCATTTCTTTGCCGTTACCAAACCAACCAGAGGGTGTCATTGAAGGCTTTCTTACTACAACAGAGGCGTTTAAATTATCCATAATTAGATTATACCATTTCACTGTTATCTTCTACTGAAAGACGTAAAACCTTTGTTTCATGACTTCCTAAGCTTTGACCTTTTTCATTTATTGCATCTCTGTACCAATCTGTCCAGTTACCAGACTTGTTTACTTCTTGAGCGGCAATTCCATATAGTCTATGTTTGTTTTGTCTTACATTGTCTTCATCTTTATAGTCATGTATTTTAATTGAGGTATTATCTAGTGCCGTCAAAGAAATTGGAAGGATTGTTGCAATTGGCTGGCCTGCCTTTATTAATATTTCTTTATTTGGAACCTTTGCTTTTATTGCTAATGGAAAATCATTGTCAAACCAAGAAGTACTAATAAGTGAAGATATAACTTCAAACTCTAAATTAAAATAATTTACTGGATTTATTGTAAACAAGCTAATATTATTTTCTGTTTTAAATGTTAGACCTGTTGTAAAGCTTATACTTGATTGCCCTCTTCCAGTATAGATTAAACTATCTTCTCCTAAAATTTTAACATTGTCTTGTGATGTGTCGTTTATTCCATTCCAAATAAATTTAACATCTTCACTCCATGCTAAATTCCAACCAATCATGTTTGCCTGAGTAACTGGAAAACACCTATACGCATGCTTTTCTGGAGTTTCATCCATCCAATCTCTTTTTATTGACATTGGAGATATGATTGTCTTAGACTTAGTCCTTTTTTCTACAGAAATATTTAACATTAGTCTGTATCTGGAGTATACATTTCTGGGGTATGAAATTTTTTGTTAAAATCTAACATTGTAACAATTGAATATTTTGTACCAGAATGAACTGGCATTGCCCTGTGTGGATACATATAGTTTGATGGAAATATAAACAAGTCACCAGCTTCTGGCTTAACATTTAAATTTTGAAGTCTAAAGTTTAATTCTCCGCCATCATAGTCATCGTTTACGTATGCAACTAAAGAAACTGTACAGTTGTAGGAAAAACCATGATCATGATGTTCTTGAAAGTGTTGTCCTGGACCATATTTAATAAAATTAAATGCCTCCCAATAGTTTAAGCCCATTATGTTGTATTCTGCACGATAATCTTCTACAGCAGCAAACTGTGCATCATAAACTTTTTGCCATAGATCTTGCAAAATTAAAGATTTTTCACTTTTATCATTTTCTATATCTGTTTTTTTAAATTTAAAATCAACACAATCTCTGTATTCTGGCATAAGCTCTTTGTATCCTACATATGCTGGCATCCAGTGATATTTGTTTCCTTCAGGAGATAGCTCTCCATATCCAGCAACTGATCCTAGAACACTCTCAAGTGTATTTATTACATCAAATTCTTTTTTAATTACATTTTTATACAAAAAAATACCGCTGCCTAAATTTTGTTTTTCTGTCCAAGTTTTCATAGTTTCCCCTTTTTATTTATATTCTCTTTTATTCCAAACTTTATTTTTGTATATCCCACCATCTGGTTGACGGTAAAACTTCATGTTCTTTACCATTTTATCATAAATTGTTGTTTGATTTTGAAATTCTACCTCATGCTCCCAATTTTCTCTTTTAAATGGCAAAACTTGCATATATGGGGTTCCTGCTGGAATAGTTCCTTCCCATCCTATTGGAATAAAAAATGGAAACGTTCCTAAAAGATGAACCTTGTCATTATCAACAACTCCAGTTGTATTTAAAAATGGTAGATCAAATCTGTTCATTGGTGTCATAAATAAAGCACTATAGCCTTCTGGTAGCTCAAATCCCCAATCTGGATACCAAGCAAAATGATCCTGATAAAAACCTTCTGGATGTTTAAATTGTGGCATAGGTGGTCTTCTACTGCAAAAATCTTTATACTTTTGATCTAAAATTTCAACATCAATTATGTCATTATTGTTTTTAAAAAATCTAATATCGCATGGAGTTTTTAATATATATCCAGTTAAAAATGAATCCATAATTGCTGGACAGGCTTTCCATGTAGGAATCTTTCCATAGTCATTTTTTGTTCCTTCTTTTGGAAAAGGACAAATTTCTTTTGATGCTGGATAGTGTTTTTTAGTAATTGGATCCTTAAAAAATCTATCCGCATTTTTATACCAATCAGGTATTGTGTTTTGAGTAGGGGATGGAACTGATGGACTTTCTTTGTTTAGCCAATCTTTGTAAGATCTAAAAATTATTTTATTAAAGTTTACTGACTTCACTATTTATGACCAAGTTCATTTATGTCTGTCATTACAACAACACAATACTTAGTTCCTGTCTTCATTGGCAATGATGCATGCTCATAGATATAATTTGATGGAAAAATTGCTATGTCTCCAACTTGTGGTTTATGCACATAATTATCTAATCTTGGAAATTTAATTTCTCCACCCTCATAATCATCATTAATGTATATAACGGCAGATACTGTGCAGTTATATGCTGGTCCGTGGTCTGCATGAATGTTAAAGTGCGTTCCTTCACCTTCATATTTTACAAAATTAAATGCTTCATAATAAACAACATGTATTCCCCAATATTTTGCATAATCATCTATGCAATATTTTAGTTTTTGATATATCTCTTCATGAAGATCAATTAGTTCTTCATTTGTTTCATCTCTTGGCCCTAAATTTTCTTGCTTATACTTAAAATCTACACAGTCTCTTGCTTTTTTAATTGGATTAGGTGAGTTAGTAACTGTAGCCTCTGCCCATTTATATTTTTTATCACCTGATAGATTTGATTCAAGAATATTTATATATCTATTTGCATCATCAATTGAAAAAGTATTCTTGTATATGTTTAATCCGATACCTGGATTTTCAACAGTAATCTTTTCATCAACAGATCTGTTAACTCTATTTAATACTGTTTCTGATCTGTCTTTTGTAAACCATGGGTTTTCATTTTCATCATAGGTTTGCATAATGCATATACCCCCTTTTTCTTAATTTAATTGTACCATAAAAACTTTATGTCAATTAAATATTTACTTTTACCAACAACCAGTAAATGTTGGGAAGTATGGGGGTGGAGCAAATCCTGGGAAGAACGGGAAGTAAGGTGGGAAGAATGGGAAGAACGGTGGGAAGAATGGTGGGAAGAATGGTGGGGCTACTGGAGTAACTGAGTTGGAAGCAGCAGAATTATCAGATGTTGCTTCAATTTGTCCAGCAGAATCTAAATTTCTTAATGCAACAACAAATGTATATCCTGTTCCATTTGATAAACCTGTAACAGTGATTGGAGAACCTGAACCTGTAGCAGTTATACTACCTGGGCTTGATGTTACAATATAGCTAGTTCCAGCTGGTTTTCCTAAATATGACGGTGCTGTGAAAGTAACAGTGGCTTGTGCGTTTCCACCTGTTGCTGATCCTATGGTTGGAGTTCCTGGTTTACGTCCACCAGAAGAAGAAATAATTCCTTTATTCTTTGCACTCATTACTTTAAGCCTCTCATTCGTACTGCCTTCATATGAACATTATATACTATTATTTAACATTTTCTACCTGTTCCCATTTATTTAGTGGGCAGGATGCAATAGCTAACTTAGTTTTAAGATTCATGATACATCCACATTTTTTACACTGGCTTGTAAGTTTAATAAGTTCAGGGCATTTCTTACATATAGCCATACGGCTATCTGCAATTTCATCTGATACCTTCTGCATAGCTGGATTAAACAAGTCCCATGGTTTTGCTGTACGGTTATACGGTTTTGACATTTTTATCCCCTTTTAATAACAAACGTAAGAAACTTCAACTGTACAGGTACAAGTACTGCTCCAAGCTATAACATAATCACACGGACCTTGTGGTTCGTTATTTGTTCCTGTTGCACATACTGTTCCTGGAGTACATGGTAAAAATGTTGGGAAGAACGGGAAGTAAGGGAAGAACGGAAAGAATGGTGGGAAAAACGGTCCTGGAACAACGGGTGTTACAGAATTAGATGCTTCTGAAGATAAAGAATCTACAACTCCATTGTTTAACTTAACAGTAAAAGTATATGCGGTTCCATTAGTTAACCCTGTAACTGATATTGGAGAAGTTGATGAAGTTCCAGTTATTGCACCTGGATTTGAAATTGCAATATAACTTGTTCCAGTTGGTTTTCCTAAATAAGATGGAGCAGTAAAAGGAACACTTACTGTTTGTGAAGCTGAAGTAGTGGCAGTTCCTATGGTAGGTATTCCTGGCTGATGCCCAGCAGATCCTTGTGCCCCCATAAGGATAAATGACATTTTAAGCTACCAAATCGCCTAAAGCAACCCATGTATCTGTAGCACGTTTAACCAATACAGCTGATGACCATTGAGTTCTTAGCTTTAGTCCTGGTGTAGCATTAACGGTAACTCCACTTGCTGCAGTAAGTGTTGTTTGTCCAGTGTTAGTTTGAAGAATTAATATTTGTGTGCCGATAGGAAATGCTTGAGATGCATTAGTTGGAATTGTTAGTGTGTTGGCTGAACCAACTGAAACCTCTACAATTTTTGAGGCATCAGATAAAACTAAAGAATATGATGCTGTTTGTGCATTTGTTGCTATATTAATTACTGGAGCAGTTAATGTTTTTCCTGTAAGTGTAACTGTATTAGTTGCAGTAACTGATGGCGTTGCCCATTCAAGTCCTGTTGCAGTTCCAGAGTTTGCAGTTAATACAGTACCGTTTGATCCAACAGTTAACAAAGACACTGTAGATGCAGCTGAAGCACTTAGTAATGAACCTTTTGCTGTATAAAGGCTTGGATCTAATCCAGAAATACCATCAATTTGAGACTGAAGATCATTAATTGTATATGCAATTGAGGGGTTTACAAGGTTTGCAGTATTTGACTCTGCTGTATCAAAAGTATATGATCCGTAGTGATAAACCCTTAGAGCTGCTTGTATATCAGCAGCATCTGAATAGCCTGGAATCTTTGTTGGAACTAGTGTTCCTATACTTTCTGCTGCCATTTTTCACCTCTCAAAAATTATACCATAATTAAATAACTATTGATATAAAAATATGCGTAACAACCTCTCCAGATAAATTTGACCAAGTTCCAGTTGTGCTTTGGACTGCTTTAAAATTAATAACAAGGTTTTCTGAACCCGATAAAGCTGGAATAGCCATTGAAGAAGCTATTGGATTTGTATGAGAAATACTATATTGAACGTTAAAGTTTGATGATGTTAGTGGTGCTCCAGAAACAGTAACAATGTCATTTATTGGAATAGTTATTTGTGCTGCACCACTTGTATATGTTGTCAATATGTTTTTTGAGTAAATTGCAGGACTTATTTTAAGTGTTTCTACCCAAACATTTCCACCAGGCTCTGATCTATATTGATACATATATCCATAGTCAACACCAGGAGAAGTATTTATGTACATATCGTTTAATTCTATTTGTTGTCCAATTTCAATTGTATTTGGATCTCCTACTCCAACAAAAATTTGACTACCACGATCTCCTTGTGGACCTATGTCAACTGAAAGATCAATGGTTGACGGTGGACCAAGAATGGTAATGTCGTCATTAGATAAAACAACATCTGTCATTAAACTGCACCAGTTACGTCATCTTGAACTGTAATTGTTCCAGTAAGTAAAGTATAAATAACATCTGGATCTGGGGTTGTATTTGTAACTTGAACATCATAAACATAAGAACCACTACTTAGCGATCTTCCTACCGATGGATTAATTGTACATGTAACTATGTCTAGCGATGTATTTACAGTTGCACTTGCTGCATACTGTGTTGCACCAGACCCTCTTTGGTTAGCAATTGTAAAAATTGCTGTAAAACCGTCTAATGGAAAAGTTTCTCCATTTGCTGATTTTGGACGGGCAACAAACTGAAAAGTGTCACCACGATAATACGAAAAATTATATACGCTTGGAAATGCCATTATTCCTCCTAGTTTATTATACCATTAAGAGACAGAGATATACATGCCTTTTAAAAGTATAGTGCTTTCATTGTCTGCTCTAGCCTGAATAATTGCACCTTCTGACTTAATTTTTGAAAGGTTTATATATAGTGTTTGATTAACAGACATATCATAAACATACCTATATTTCAACATTCCAATGTATGCCGTTGGAGACTCTACTTTTGGAGTATAAGTTCTTATCCAAGCCTCTGTGTTATTTGTGTCTGTTGTAATTGTTATATCGTATCTTATGTCTACTTTTGTTCCTATTTTTAACTGTTTAAAATTAATTCTTTGAGTGTAAGAATTCCAAAGCGATACTGATCCTTCTGGCAAAAAATTTAAAATACTTTTATTTTCATCATCATGCATTAAAATATTTACCCATCCATCATCTCCTCTGTCTGGACCAAGTAATAACGGCTTTCTTTCTTTATTTTCATAGTATGCCCATCCTGGATATTGTCCTGATGGACTTTCATATCCTTGTCCACCACCTTTTCCAGGTTCCCCTTTAGGACCTTGTGGGCCATCTTTGCCGTCTTTTCCCGTAAGTCCCCTCTCGCCCCTTGGACCCTCTGGTCCTTGTGGTCCTGGAGGGCCTTGTTCGCCTTTTTCCCCTTGGTTTCCTGGAACAGCAATATACTCGGTGTTACTTAATTCTATGCTTTTTGTTGATTTAACTGTTTCTGAATATTTTGTTTTTGGACCATCCATATTTTTTGATATGGCCATAAGACTATTTCTTTACTTTAAAAATAGTCCCATTAACTTTTATTAATGGTGGAAGCTTTGGGTTAGTGTCTTTAATTTTAATTATCATTTAAGAAACTCCCCCAATAGTGTTTCTTGTATTTCCTGGAGATACATCTCCTAATACGCAAATTGTTCCAATAACTGGTGTCCAGGTAATTGTTGATGCTCCATCTGGAACTATTGCCTGTAGGTCAAAAGATAGCTCTGCCACTACTGATCTATATTTTATTCCCCAATTTTCTGTTACAGATGCTGGGGCACTTACTGTTACTACTGATCCATCAATAGAAACTTCTAGCTCATCTAGAACATCTGTTATTGGATCATAGGCGGTGGCAGCAAATGCCCATCCATCTGTATCAAATTCTGTAACTTCATTATTTTCAAGAAATGAAACTGTAAATGAAGCATAGTCTCCACGAACAACTGTCCATTGTATATTTGCTGGTGTAGCGCCAAATTTTTCTATTGTAGGAGAGCACATATAAGGATTATATCATATTAAATGACTAAGCCCCTAGGGGCAGTGGGGGGTGGGTAGAGAGCAACCTAGGGGCCAGCCATACAAAGTATAACATTATATTCTTTAAAAATACCAGAGTATAAAGATTTTATAACTTTTTGTTATATTTTTATTTGTTATCAAATTGTTATTGTCTTAAATGTCCGTTTTGTTATGTTATGTCTATTAGGCCAGGGTATTGGATAGTGTATACTTAAAATATATAAGAAAAGAGATATAAGCAAATAAGGTTTTTAAAATATCTTTTATATATTATATATAGTAAATTATTTAGAATGATCTTTTAAATGTTCAACAACAAGATCAAATATTTTGTCAGTTTTTTCTTCTAAGCGATTAACGGAATCTTTTAGTGATGATCCAGAATTTGGTTTAAGTTCACTTAGGTAATGTTTTACAAGCCATTTGATTCCGCCAGCTACAATAACAAAAATTGATAAAAGTGATAATACTAATGCAGCCCAGTCTTGTAGAGTCATAAGTATAATTATATCATTATATAAGATAAAAAAAATATTTTTTAAAGTTCGCCCGAATTACAAAGCCGATTTTAAGTTCGCCGAAATAGAGATTAAACAAACCACATACCTACAAACCTTGGATACACGTATCCACCTATGTAGACATATCTGGTGATCTTTGGTATACTGGTTTGATGGTAGAGACAATTAGGAATATATTACAAACCTTCCTTCCTGCAAAATTAAAAACACATCACATGTTATATCGCCTGCCTGCAATTGCAGAATTTTTAGAAGAGCTTATTGCCCAAACCTTAAAAGATAATGGTTTGGAAAATGACTGGAAGCCAAATAGATCTCATACCGTATCCAAAGATCTTACCCTAGAGACGGGTCAATCATTTTCAATCAAGTCTGGAGTCTATGACCCAAAAAAGGGTACATTGAGATTTTCGGGGAGCAGATTAGGAAAACATGACACATTAGAACAAATGGTAGAGGCAATAAATGATACACATGCTGATTACTATATATGTCTAGCAAAGGTAGAATCGGATTGGTCTAATATACCCGAAAAGGATGAAGATAAGAAATATCAGCTATTTGTATTTGAGGCTTCTATGCTAGACTATAATGGTGTATGGGGAGTTAG